CATTATTGGTATCAAGCGTGATGTTGTTGTTTATCGTCTGTTCCAGCCAAAGAAGGATACAATTGAGTACACTCTCTTTATCCGTGTTGGTTGTGCAATTGAAAACTATGACGCACATGTTATTGTTAAGAATATCCAGGTTTCTGGAACAGCTACACCTTCTAACGTGAAGCTAGGCATTACTAACAAGTCTGGTACAACTAACCCAGACTTCTCAAGAGGCTCCCAGGTTAATTTCCAACCAGGTGCTCTTGTCAATGGCAGCGCAAATGTTGGTACATTCTAATATTATTAATATTAGGAATAAAGGGGAGCAGAAATGCTCCCCTTTACTCTTTTTTAAAATATTTGGTATAATAGAAACATAAAAGAAAGGAATCAAATGTCATTTGATACTCTAAAAATTAAAGAATTAAGAGAAATTGCAGAATCTTTTGCGGTAGATTTTCCAGCAAAAACTACAAAGCAGCAATTAATTCTTTTGCTAGAAGAAGAAGGTGTTACATATGACACCTATAAAAGATTTTTTGAAAGTGAAAAGGTTGAGGATGAAACAATTCCAAGATCGCAGCCTTCAAAGGGAATTGAAAATGAAGAAATTGTTTTAGTGAAGATGGACAGAAACAATATAAGCTATGATGTTATGGGATTTACATTCACCAGACAACATCCATTCACCCCAATGTCAATTTCACAAGCTCAAGAAATCTTTGATTTACATCAAGGTTTTAGATTAGCGACACCTAGGGAAGCCCAGGAATTCTACCGCTAATCTGTTGGAGGAACTGAATTGCAACAAATTCATAACGGAACACTACAGACGTTAACACTAGATATCTATAAGAATGGATATCTTTCTAATGCAGATGGTACTGTGTTTGTAACTATTACAGATGCAGATACCGCAGCATCAATCACATCGGGTTCAGCATTTAATGCCCCTCCAGATGGAAGATACACATTTGACTTACAACCAAATTTTACTAGTATAAATCGTGTTTTAAATGTGAGGTGGGATTATGTTATAAATGGAGCATCAACTCATCAAGTTCAGTATGCCAATGTTGTAACGCCATATGCACTAACTAGTGATATTGCAGATTACTATAAAATTGGTGCTAGACCTTCTGATTTAAATTATTATTCAGAGGGTGATATTATTTTGGCAGAACAAGTTGCAAGATTAATGATTAATAATTACACGGGTCAAGATTTTGGAACAAGATATGACGACCAGGAACAATTTGGTAATGGATCAGATGCATTAGAATTAACTGAAAGAATGTTAACTATTGATAAAGTTTATGAGAATGGTAATTTAGTAATTGATTACACTACAAATCCAGAATTTAATGTATTTGGATATGAAGTAGAATTAACTCAAACTGGAAAAGCAGTTAGGATTAAGTTAGATAATATATATGCAGATACTAGATATGATAATCAAGTTGACCCCACCATTTTATATTATGGTTCATTCAGAAATCATACAAGATATAAGGTTGTAGGAAAGTTTGGGTATAATTATGTTCCCCCAGATATTAAGCTATGTACCATGCTTTTATGTGGGGATCTGTTATCAAAAGATGCATCTTGGAGAACCAAGTATTTATCTAAGGTAAATCTAGCAGAAGTATCATTTGAGTTAGCAAAGGGTGCTTTTAATGGTACGGGAAATGTTATCGTAGATGGCATACTTGATTCATATCGTAATATAAATATGGTGTTGATTTAAATGCCTTTATTTCAACTTAATTCATATATAGCTACATTTATGACTATGACAGCAGATGTTTATGTTCAAAAAAATGTACAATCAGATAGTGGAGCAATGCTTCGTCAATGGGTATATGATCAAACAATTATTTGTAGGGCTATGGTTCCAGCAAATAAATCTGGAAAGGGTACTGGAGATAGTAAGACTTATGCTGGAGGAGCAGCAGGATATGCTGAAAGCCTTGATGTTAAAATGCAATCACCTATTAGATTAAGTAAGCGTTTTAGAATTAGCGGTATTACGTCAGCAGATGGTGAAAAAGTTTTCCTAGAATATGATAGGATAAGCCTTGATGATACGGTATTTGACATTATTGCCATGCACCCCGTTTTAGATCCATTTGGTCATATTGCTTACTATGAATGTAATCTTCGAAGGGCACAGGTTCAGAATAATGATATCATTGCAGTTTAAGGGTATGAATAAAATTTATCAAGAAATTGATAATAAAATTTTAGGTACTCAAGAAATAATTTCCCCAACAAGTAAAAACCAAATTGCAAAAGCTGTTTTTACAATTACTTCAAAAAGATTTATAAAAGACTTTGCTATTGCATCAAAAGCTAATCCTAAAAAATATTTCCATGTTTATGAGTGGGGGTCTAATGGCAATCCAACTCAAAAACTTTATATTTTAAAAAGAGAAAGAATTGTTTCTGGAAACTTAATTGTTAAATTTGATTATAAAAAATCTAAAAAACCAGTTCCAATTTCTCCAAAATTAAAAGCATCTAGGGGTAAAAAATCTATTTCTTCAAGAAGTGTTTTTGCCAATAAAGCAGAAGTTATGGAATCTGGAAAACCCGTTATTTTTAGTACAAAAAACTATCTTATATTTTTTTCAAAATCAGATGAAAAAGTTCATTTTTTACCCCCAGAAACAGTAGTTCACATAATGAATCCTGGGGGAAAAGCAACAACTGGATCATTTGAAAAATTTGCTGCATCTTGGTATAAAACAAAAATGAATCCTACTATTTATTCTTCAAGATTAATTTCAGATATAGAAAGATCTGTAGTTAGATCGCTAAGAACTAAAGGGGCGGGTAGAAATTCTGTAAAAGAAGCTATTAAAATTACAACAGAAAAGTATTCACAAGGAGTTGTTGAATTATAATGGCTAATTACAATGTTCATCCCGCATATGATATAAATGCATACTTATGGAAAAATATTTTAGATAATGAAATTCTTAATCAGAATGATTACATTGCTGATGGGTTTTCAGATTATTTAGTACCAATTGTACCAGCACAGCAAATTCCAGAATTCAATAATTTGCTTCCAGGTCAAACATATTTAATTTATGACTATGAAGAAATGCCAGCAGAAGAGCATTGGTGGATATCTAGTCAAATAATTACTTATTCAATTGTTTCTCCAAATAACGATAAAATTAATCAAATTGTTGCAATGATGAAAGATATTTTTAGAAGATTTGATGATTCTGCTAGAGATATAAATTCATATTCTGGAAAATCTAAATACTATGATTTTCATTATATAAGTATTGATTCTACAATTTCCCCACAACATTTTTCTAATGAAGGCGGGTTTATGATGGGTGAGATTAAGATGCATATATCTTACACTAGAAAGCTAGATAGTAACGGAAGATACACCTAATTTTGCATTTTAATTTATTTACGATAAAATAAATATGAGGAAGTGAATTTTACCAATTCTTAAAAAAGAAAAGAGGTGAAAAATTATGGCAGCAGATGTCAAAAATATTATTGTTGGCGCAGCAGCGTTATTTATTTCAAATGGTACTGGAACCAACCGTCCAAATACAACAGGATCGGTTTTGTTTCAAACAGCATCGCAAAGTGCTAGAGCAAAACTACTTGGAGATACGGTAAACTGGAGAGATGTTGGTTACACAAACAACGGTCTTGAAGTTTCTTACGAACCAGGATACAATGATGTAATGGTTGATCAGTTGCTTGATGCAGCTCGTCTATTCAAGTCAACACTTAAGGTTATGCTTAAGACTGAATTATCAGAAGGAACTTTGCAGAACCTTAACCTGGTATTTGGTCAGCAAGAACAGCAGTACACATATAGTGGTTCAGTTGGATCTTCAGCTAGTGTGCTTACAGGAACATATACTGGAGGCAGCACAGGTTCAGCAACACTTAACATTGCAGCAGGAGCACTCGGTGACGCACCAGTAGAACGCTCTCTTATTGCAGTTGGTAATGCCCCTGGCAATATTACAACTACAGCAACAGGTTCAGCAACTTCAGCTTCAGCATCAACACGTTCAGAGCGTGTTTATGTAGCTCGTAGAGTTGTTCAGATTGAAGTTACAAGTCATAGCTTAAAGCGTGATTCAGCAACTACATTCCCAGTGCAGTTCCGTTGCTTACCAGATGATGATGATAAGTATGATGGCGCAGAATATGGCGTTATTATTGATCGCATCCTTGCGTAAGTTTTAATAACATTAAATCGTAAGTGCCCTCAAATTTTGGGGGCATTTATGATTTATATACATTTATTGGTATAATTCTAATAGACAATAAGGAGGTTGCTATGGCAACAACAGTTTATAATGTTGAGGAAATTCAACTATCAAATGGCGACACATTGGTTTTGAGACCATTGACAATTAAGCATTTGAAAAAATTTTTAAAAGTAATGAAGAAGATGGATGATCCATCAATTGAATCGGAAGATCAAGTAATGGATATTTTCATTGAAGCAGCAAGAGTTTGCCTTGAGCAATTAAAGCCATCTTTGGCAGAGGACGTAGAAGCATTTGATGATGTTATTGAAGTTCCTACCATGATGAAAATCTTAGAAGTTGCTGGAGGATTAAAGCTAAATGACCCAAACCTAGCAGTGGCGAATCTGGATGGAGTGATCTAGATTTAGCCACGTTAGAATCAGAAGTTTTTCTTCTGGGTCGTTGGAAAAATTATGAAGAACTTGAAGCTGAATTATCTGTTGAAGAATTATTGCTTACGATTAAAGCAATATACGACAAAGAGAATAGATACAATAAATTTCAAGCAATTCTACAAGGTGTTGACATTGATGAAGGTGCTGAGGTTAATGAAGATATTACCGAGCTTGACGGCTGGAGAGCAGACAAGGCGGGATTTGGTATTGGATTGGGTCTTGGACATGAAGTACAGGGAGGCTAGTCTATGGTAAATCGTATTGATATTGAAGTCAGTGCCATAGGTAATTTTGCCCAATTAAAAACACAACTTGCCGAATTAAAAGCAGCAGTAGCACAAATACATTCCATGCCTATGTTAGGCAATTTTGGAAAAGAAGCAACAATGCAAATTGGGGCAGCCCAAAAAGCATTTGACAAGGCTATTATTTCTACTCGTGCATTCAATATGGAAATGGTTAAGATGTCCAGCCATATTGATGAATTTGGTGGTAGACTTCAGGCAGGTCAATTAAAGTTTGGAGAATACTTTAAACTTTACCGACAAAATGTGAAAGGTGTAGCAAGCCAATTAGACGAGCTTGCTGCATCTCAAGCAAGAGTTGCAAAATCAATGGTCATCCCCGATGCCCTAAGATCGGGTTATGCAAGAGTAATTACCAACACCACTGCTGATCTAAAAACACTTGGTGCTGCTGAAGAAGCAGCAGCAATTAAAGCAAAACTTTTAAATACAACCATTCACGGAATGGGTACGCAATTAGTTAATCTTGGTAAAAACACACAATGGGCTGGTCGCCAACTTAGTATGGGTCTGACTATGCCTATTGTTGCATTTGGTGCAACAGCAGCAAAAACATTTAGAGATGTAAACGTAGAACTTACTAAACTTCAAAGACTTTATGGTAAAGGCGTTACTCCACCAAGTGAAGCAGCAATTCAAAAGATTTCAGATCAAGCTTTAAAGCTTGGTAAAGATATTGCTCAAACTATGGGTATTGCTCAAAAAGAAACAGTAGCAACAGCTGCAAGTTTTGCTGCTATTGGTTTAGAGGGTAACAAACTTATTGATGCAACAGAGCAAGCAATGAAGCTTTCAAAACTTGGTGCGCTTACATCTGAAGATGCACAAAGAACAATTGTTGCTATGCAAAATGTATTTAAGGTCAGCTCTACAGACCTTCCTAATGCTGTAAACTTTTTGGCAAGTATCCAGAAGCAAACATCTTTAAGTTTGCAGGATATCTCTGACGCAATTCCAAGGGTTGGTCCAATTATTCAACAACTTGGCGGTTCATATAAGGACGCAGCTGTTATGATGGTTGCAATGAAAGAGGCTGGTATCCCAGCAGCACAATCTGCAAACGCAATTAAATCTGCTGTTGCTTCTATGATTGCTCCCACTTCAGCAGCATCTGAAATGTTCAAAAAGTTTGGAATTAGTTTGTCTGGAATTAAAGATAAAACTAATGGTAATCCTATTCAAATGATTGAAGCCCTACAATCATCAATGAAAAACTTAGAACCTCTCGCAAAAGCACAACTTATTGAAAAGCTTTTTGGTAAGTTCCAGTTTGCTCGTGTTACAGCACTTATTGAAAATCTTGGAAAAGCAGGAAGTCAGACTCAAACTGCTCTTCAAATTGCAGGAGCAAGCACTTCTCAATTAGCAACTTTGACAAACCAAGAAATGTCAAAAGCTGTAGATTCCGTTTCTTCTAAATGGCAAAGAGCTGTTGAAGGAATGAAAGCACAGCTTCAACCCTTTGGTGAAGGTTTTGTTAAGTTTGGAACTAAAGTTGTTAATGTAATTGAAAAAATTCTTTCATTTTTAAATAAATTTAAACCTTTAAAGAATTTGTTAGTAACAGTATTAGGTGGTGCTGCATTAGTTGGTCCAATCCTTATGGTTGTAGGTTTAATGGGTAACTTTGTTGGTTCTATCGTTAAAGGTATTGCTTATGTAAGAGAATTTGGAAAAGGACTTAAAGACGGCGGAATAAGAACTGCTTTATCAGGCATGGCTGATTCATGGAAGATGATTGACAAGGGAGCACTTGCTGCAACAGAAACAGCAGACATGTTTGAGTCATCTGTAATGAAATCAACAGAAGCATTCTCAACACTTAATTTTGAGGTAGAAAAACTTAAAGATAAGTTAATGCAAATTGCTACAATGACTGCAAATGGCATTACCACCAAATTCTCACCCGTTGCAGAATTAGGTAGATATGCTGCAAGTCAAAATACACTAAGAGAAATGCAAGCACTACACCCATTCTTTGGTAGTGGTGGAACTGTTAAAAATATTGAAAGACCCCATATGTCACCTGCTGCTAAAACTTGGGGTGGTTGGGAAGCAAATCAAGGTGGTATTCAGCAAAAGTATCCAACACTTAATGCTTTCCTAGGAGATACTAGCAGATTTACTGGACCAGCACAACAAGAAGCATGGATGAAACATGGAACTTCAGAGCAATGGGGTAGACCAGTTCCAGTTGGTGGCTTGGCGGGAACTTTGCAAAAAGCCTATAGTGATGAGCCAGTTATTCATGGAACTAAATTTGGTACAACAAAAGAAGATGTTGTTGGAAGAGGTATGGCTCATATTGAAAGTATTCGTGCAAGAATTATTGCTGGAGATATTGCAGCAGATAGTCTGGTAGCAAAAGAATTAGAAAAAATCGATGCTATGCCAAAAGATGAGCAACAAAAAGAATTAATGGCAGTTATTGAATCTGTAACATTTACTGAAAAACAATTCTTTAGTGACATGATTGAAACATTTGTTCAGACAAAAGCAATTCTTGTTTCTGATGAAGAAAAAGTTGCTGCATTAGATCAAACCATGAAGGGAATTTTAGCAGACTCATCTATTGCTGATAAGCCCGCTGCATTTGCAGCTGTAATGACAGCCTTCAATGAAGATTTTGTAAAGTTTGGTGGAACCCTAGTAGATGACGTTAGGGCATACCGTCAAATAGTTACACAAACAATTATGTCTGGTCAAACAGAATTTGAAACAGCAATTGCTGCTGCATCACTTAGAGCTGGTCTTATTACAGAAGCAGAAATGTTTGGTGGAGTTAAAGCAAAAACATTTGGTGCATTTAAGAGTATGGATAAACATGCTACAGAACAAGCAATTCAAATGGGTAACAGACAAGTTGAAGGATTCCAAAGAGGTGGTGTTCCAGGATTCCAGTCTGGAGTTACATCTCCCTGGGTTCCAGGATCTGGATCTGGAGATAAAATTCCCGCCATGCTTGAGCCAGGAGAATTTGTTATTAATCGTAATGCTGCTGAAAAATATGGCAGCTTGCTAACTGATATTAATTTCAATAGAGCACCTAGATTCCAGAATGGAGGCGGTATTCCAGGATTCCAAGAGGGAATTCTCATTCCAGAATATATAAAAAATATTATGTCTTATCGTGGAACAAATCAAAGTAGATTCCCAAGCCTTGGAAAATTATTTAAACCAAGATATATTCATGGAATGCTTCCTGGAGAAAATTTATCAATAAATAATCTTTTCCAGAGTGGCGATTTAGAATTAAGAGAAAAAATATTAAATGCATTTAATGATAGTAAAACTGGTTTAAATTCAGAATATAAAGAATCAATATTTAAATCTATACATGGATTAGCAAATTCAGAAGATTTATTGCATCAAAAAGATATGGCTAGAGTATTAGATCAAATGTGGGGTGCAGGAGAATTTGATAATATTAGTCAAGCCCAAAGAGTTCAAATTGCAACACTAATAGAAGCTGCTAATGCTAGAAAAACATCGGTTTCTCTTGCACAAATAGATCCTACATTAAAAGACGTTTTTTCAAAATCAAGAAGTGGTCCTAGAAATAAGGCATGGACTATAGCAAATCAAGAATCTGCACTAAGATCATTTGGAGCAGACCCAATTGATATTAATCAAAGTTTGTCAAAATACCAAGAAGAAATGAATTCCAGAAGTATTTCTATATTGGATCCAGTTGTAAAAGCAATAGCAGACAGATTGGGTGTAGACTTAACAACAGACCTAGAAAGTAAAAGGCTTGTAGATCTTTATGTTTATGGAAAACAATCAACATCAAGACCAAGTACCTTTAGTCCACAGAAAACACATGTGCTTAAACAAGCTAAGGGTGGTGGGATCCCAGGATTCCAAGAAGGTGTAGACCTTTCTACAATGCCAGAAAGCTGGTCAAAGAAATATACTAGCTGGACAGATGCACTAGCAGCATCCGATTTAGAGGCAAGAACTGGAAGATTTGCTGATTTAGGATTGACCAATATTGGTTCAAGAATTCAAGACCTAAGTGGCATGAGTTCTATTATTCCAGGTGTAAATGGTATTTATGAAATTAATGGTCAGAAGTATGTTATTAAGGGTCACGATACTGCAGATTCCGCCCTTATTGAATCAAGAGGAACGCAATTAACTCGTGAAATATTTGGTCTTAATACTCCAAATCAAGGATTTATTAAATTTGCTCATCCACAAACAGGTCAGCAAATGTTTGGTGTAATGTCCCCATATGATGATACTTTTGCAAATAGTACAGGAGCTTTTGGTAAAGAAAATGCAGTTAATCAAATGCTTGCTGCTGCTATCAGAAGAGATAAAGATTTACAGGCAGATAACTTTTGGAAAGATATTGTTGGAGATGTAGGTGCTGGATTCTTAGGAAATAAAGCATCACAACCTAGAGTAAGATTAGATACTCCAATTACCGACCTTGAAACACAAATTCGTGCAAACCTTTTAATGGATAAGGCTGGTGCTAGAAGACATGGTGCCGAAGCAACCGCTCCAATTATCAAAGAAATGGGTGCAGATGGTTTAACAAAGGCATGGCAAAATGCTGCTAAAGCAGCTCTAGCAAAAGCAGAAAAAGCTATTTCAAATATGCCAATGATGACACCATCAGAACAAAAAGCATATTCTTATATTATTGAAGATTTAAGAAAAGCCTCTACAATGGATATGGCTCCGTATTTTGAGGCATGGGCATCAGTAGAGCCACAAATTAAAAAACCACCTACAGAAAAAGCACTTGCTACAAAAGAAGCAAATAAGCTTAAGGCTTCTATGGAAAGGGCAGCAGCACTTGAAGCAGGATATCCAAGATGGGCTATGCAAACTGGAGGGATTCCAGGATTTATTCAAGGTCTTACCCCACTACCAATGGTAGGAGATTTGCCTAGCACCATTGTTTATGATATTGATAAGACATTAGCGGGAAGCGTAGATTTTACTAAAGCAGCAGGACAAAATACATTAGATGCTTGGGCAGCAGCAGCAGAAAATGCTCCAGTAAATTCAGCAGAGTTAGCAAAGTATAACTTCCTTAAATCAATGGGTCACAAAATGGCTGTTGTTACTGCTCGTGGTGCAAAATATGACCAGATGACACTTTCTTGGTTAGAAAGTAATGGCATCAAGTTTGACGAGTTTATTTCTAGACCAAATGGAGTTACATCATCAGATCCAGTATTCAAGCGTTCAGTTCTTAAAGAAATGATGAGTCGTGCAAATATTGCAGGGTTTATTGACGACAAGCCCGCCAACCTAAAGATGGCTTCTAAGCTAGGTATTCCTGCTATTGAAGCAATTTCTGTAATGCCTAAGTTACAATCTGGTGGAACCCCTTGGGTTCCAGGAAGTGGAGAGGGAGATAGAATTCCTGCTATGCTTGAGCCTGGCGAATTTGTTGTAAATAAAAAAGCTGCAAAACAATATGGTGGATTACTAAATGACATTAACTTTAATCAAGCACCTAGATTCCAAAAGGGCGGAGTTACAGGATTTGATACGGGCGGAAACACTATTGAAGATATTTGGGGTGATGGTCAAAAAACATTTAGAGCAGCACAATGGCAAGGACCAAGATTACCAATTGATTATGGGTTTGTAACTAGAACTAAAGAACTTAACCGTCATCCATATTTTGCAACTAAAGAAGAAGCAGAAGAATATGTAAGAACAGAAGTTGCAATGAAAAGTCTTTCTGGTACAGAAAAAAATGAATTAAGATCTTTACGTCAATTTGTAAATGATGAAAAAAATCTAAATTATCTTGCTAGTGTTTGGCAACAAGGTTCAGCGGGAATTAGAAATCATCCAGAAAGACTAGAAGCCCTATTATCCTACTTTATGCCAATCAAAGATGCAATGACTTTGAGAAGAAAAACAATTCTTGGTGTTCCAGGAGAAATGCCAACAGAACAACAAATTTCAATTTTGGATGCTCTTTCTTCTGGGGCTTATGATAGTATTATTGGAAAAAAGATCAATCTTACTGGTACTCCATCTGCTTATACAGAATGGGGATTTGATTGGTTAACTGCTAAAGATTTTCAGGGTAAGATACAAAACACAGAGTTTAGAGAAAATCAATTAACAAAAGCGAAAGAACAATTTGAAAGTGCAAAAAGACAAGTTGAAGCTTTAAATGATCCAGACCCTCAGAGAGCTGCTATGTCTAGAAGGTATTTGGAAGATAGATTTGCAGGATGGACTAGTCGCAAGGGAGTTCCGTTTGAAGAAAATGTAGCAACATATTTAGATCTGCATGAAAGAGCAATTGTAAGTGCACAAGAAGATCTTGCAAAGCTTAAGCCTATGGGTAGAGAACCAAAAGAAGTTATGTTCCAAAGATTATTTAAGCCAGGAACATCAATGCTGGATATTACAAAAATTAATCCTAATGAAAAATATCGTGGAACTACACTTATGGAAAGAGAGTGGATTACTGGTCCAGGAAATCCAACAATAGAATCTGTCTCTCAAGCATGGGTTCCACCAAACAAAATGATTGGTGGTCAAAGGGCATACCAACAAGCAATTGAAAATAACTTATTCCCATATGTATTGAATATGAAACAACGGGGTGGAATTCAACACCTTGCAGGTGGTGGAGTATTTAATCCAATCCCATTAATGGAATTCCTGCAATATATTTCTCATAGTCCAAACGGATTAGAAGCATTAAAAATTACTTTAGGTACTAGTGCTGCAGGTTTTGGTGCATATGTATCAAAAGATTTATTCAAAGCAGCAAGATCTAAGTTTAGTGATTTTATGTATAAAAGAAGAAATCCAGATATCAGATGTGGTGAATTTGGAGGAATAACCACTTCTGGAATGCCTTGTAGAAATCCAGCACCTGCTCCTGGACAAAGATGTTATTTGCATATGAATCAAAATATATTAAATATGAAGCAACGGGGTGGCATTCAAGGTTTTGCTGAAGGACTAACATCCAAAACAGGATTGCCCGAAAGATATCTTGGTACAGAGTTTGACGATTGGGAGCAAGTGGGAGATCCTATTGGGCTACACTTCTTACAAGATCATGGAAACGATACTGGTGCTTATGTAGGAATTAGAAATGGAGTCGAAAGCGGTTATGGTGTTCCTGGCTGGTATATAGAAACGGCTATGGCTCACGGAGTACCTCAAACAGCAATAGTTGAATTACTAGTAGAAGCAAGAAAAAAATTACAAGAATATGGACAAGATTTTTCTATTTCTGCTATAAAAGAAGGCGGAAGCTATTCTATGCACAGCGCACCAATGCTTTTAGCTTTAGAAAAAATGGGGTTAATTTCGTTTACTGAAGAAGAAAGGCTTTTACTACTCAGCAAAGATCCAAAGAAAAGAGGATCAATTGAAATAAATGGTTTGAGCAAAACTACTGCAAAGACATACATTGCTAATATGATAGATAATTTTAAGTCTGCATATGGGAATGATTATGCAGAACCATTTGATGAAAATCCTGGAACAGTAGAGCGAACAAAGGGTCTTACTGACTGGAAAAAAGAATTTTTAAAACAAAGGAAAATACCTTTATTTGAACAAATGGGTGGCAGTATACCAGGATTCCAAACTGGTGGAGGAATTCAACACCTTGCAGGTGGTGGAGCAATTAATCCAGTTCTACTAGTAGAATTATTAAAAATTATTTCTCTTAATCCAAACAAATTAGAAGCATTAAAAATTGCTTCAGGTATTGGTGGCGCAGGTTTTGGAGCATACTTAACGAAAGATCTATTCAAAGCAGCAAGATCTAAGTTTAGTGATTTTATGTATAAGAGAAAAAATCCAGATATCAGATGTGGTGAATTTGGAGGAATAACTAATTCTGGAATGCCTTGTTTAAATCCAGTATCTGCGCCTGGACAAAGATGTTATTTACATAAGAGTCAAAGTGGTATATCAGGATTCCAATCTGGTGGAACCCCTTGGGTTCCAGGAAGCGGGGAGGGAGATAGAATTCCCGCTATGCTTGAACCAGGTGAATTTGTTGTTAATAAAAATGCAGCAAAACAATATGGCGGATTACTAAATCATCTTAATTGGGAGGCTGCTCCAAGATTCCAGCTAGGAAGTGGAAATGCTTACCTATCCCCACCAACAGGAAATTCCTCATTTGAAAGAATGATTAATAGAGTAACACCATTTCCAACTACCGAAATGAAAACATTCTCACAAACACTAAGAGATGCCAGAACTTCCCTTTTAAGTTTAAAATCAGTTCCAAGAGAAGTTATCAATGGAATAAAAACTGGTTTTCAAAACCCATCTTACAAAGGTCAACTTCCTTCACATTTTAATGCAAGTACATCTGGAGGATATAAAATTGGAGCTTTAGCAAGACCCGCCTATGATCGTCTAGGAATTTTTGGTCAAGGAGTTTCTCAAGGTTTTGAAAATAGTAAAGAGGGATTCCAACTTGGAAGAATGGAAAAAGTTCCAACTGGAAACCTATTGCCAAATGGAGAACCCGAAATGGCTAAACCATCCATGAAAATGGCTAAAGGTTTTAGTGGAAAAGCATCATACCTTTTTGGTCGACAAGCCCGCCCAGGAATGGGAACAATGATGGGGGGTCAAATGGCAGGAATGCTTGGTATGCAAATGGCTGGAGGAATGCAAGATGGTTATGCCAAGAGTGCTTTAAATGCAGCAAGTATGGGAACTATGCTCGGATCAATGACTCCACTTGGACCAATTGGTGGTGCAGCAGTTGGTGCAATTGCAGGTGGAGCAATGAAAGCATATAGTAACTGGAAAGAAAAATTAAAGAATCAAGCAGATTTACTTACTGATTCAATTACAATGGATTCAGTTGCAATGCAACACTTAGGAGTTACTGCAAGAGATTTTTCAAATATTGTTTATAATGCTTCTGGAAAAATTGTTAAAGCCTCTTCTGAATTTCAACAAGGGGTTAATGATTATAAAACTTCTCAAGATCCACTTATTGTTTCAGCACTTAAAGGGTTAAGTGATTTAGCTCAAGGTGGAAAGACAACAAAAATTGAAGAATTGATGAGATCAAGATTTGGTGGGCAATTTTTGGCAACTGGCGGATCACCAGAAGCTAGAAAAAAAATGTATACAGAGATGCAGCAGTTTATGTCAGCTGGAGGAGTTGGTTCTTTAACAAGAAAAAAAATTATTGAAGATTATAAAACTATTAAAACACCAGAACAAGCATTGACTGGAATTTTAAATAATCTACCATCAATTAATCCACTATACCCATATGGTCCAGATGGTCCAAAAAATCCAATACCTTTAAGTCCAGAATTACAAAAACAACAATTTGCTGATCCAGAGGTAGCTAAACAAGCAGCCAAAGCCACATGGTCAATGCAAACAACATCAGATCCACTACAATTAGGAAAATCTTTTGATAGAGCAACAGGATCAACAAAAGATATGATTGAGGCTTTAAATAACTCAAAAGAAGCTTGGAATAGTTTTGAGGGAATTGTTAGAAAAAATGACTCAGCTATGGCTGACCTAGATAGAGATTTCAAAAAAGCAGGATTTACCTTAGAACAAGTAACTAGATTAAATAGTCTTTATCAGAGTGGAATGACTGCATTAACAACTGCACAGCAAAAAGAAATTAAAGCACAACCACAATTAATTTCTGGATTAGAGTTAGAAACATCTGCTAGGCAAGCAGCGGATAATGCAATGTCTGGATACATTGCTAATGCAGAAGCACATGATGCACAAATGGCTACACAAAATTCTTCTTTAGAGAAAAAAACAAAAGCTAACAAAGCAGAACAAGACAAACTTAATGACCTTATTGATGCTGGAAATAAATATATTGATACTGAGCAGAATAAGATTAATAAAATTCAAAAAGAAAAAAGTGCATATGACAGCCTTATTCAAGCACAAGAACAAAACATTCAAAATGAAAATACTTTAAATAATTTAAAATCTGCTATAACTAGAGCAAGAGCGGGAGGAGATTTACTTGCTATGGCAGATGCTCAAAGTAACTACAATGCAGAGTTGCAAAAACAAGCAGATGAAAAAGAAAAGCAAGCAAGAGACAATAGGTATGATCAAATGATGGAAAAGCACCAGAATAATATTCAAGGTGCTCAAAAAAAGATTGGTGAATATGAAAGTAAATTAAAAGATCTTGGAAAAGCTTTAGATACACTTTCACAAAATGCTTCGGATAAATGGAATATTATTGCAAGTGCAGCAACTCCCGCAACAGATGCCGCAAATGCGGTAAAGGATGCTATTTATAGCACAGCAATGCAAGGAAAATGGAATGATTTTAAAGATTTAGCTAAACAAGTTTTGGGTGCGGATGGTGTCAAGGGATACCTAGATACTGCAAATATTAATTTTGGACAATTAACGGGTGCAGTAAAAGAATTTGCTGACTCTGCAGCTGGAAAAGAAATGCAAGATGCTACAGATAAATTTGGAGAAATTGGAAATTTAATTAGTGGAATTACAGACAAAACTAAAGCAGCACAAGTTCAACAAATGGCTTATGCAGTAGTAGTTTCTCAAATTGCTAGTGGAAAAATTACAAATAAAAGGCAATTGCATACAGCTGAGAGCAAAGCCGTATCACTTGCTGAAGAATTTTATGGTGCTACTCCATTAAAGGGTGGACCAGAAGAAGGAAGTCGTGGAAACTGGAACGGAAAGAATGTTATTTTCCATAATTATTTATGGCATTCTTATGAAAATAATAAAGGAAAAATAGTTTACAAAGATTTAGCTGTACAACCCAAAAAAGGAGATAATGTTTGGATTGTAAAACCAGGCGTTACTGGACCACAAACTAAATATAATCTTGCAGATGGAGGATATATTTCAGGAGCAGGAAATGGAACATCAGACTCAATCCCCGCCCGTCTTTCAAATGGTGAATATGTTGTTAAAGCATCTGCAGTATCACAATATGGAACAGGATTCCTTGATGCAGTAAATGGACAAAGATTTAAAGATGGCGGTGCTGTAAAAACTGGAGGATTTGCTACTTGGGGAACAACACCGCCACCGTCTATAAATCATAGCATTTGGGCACAAAATAAGGGAGCTAGCCGAAGCCCATCCCGTGTACAAACACCGCCACAAAAAGATAAAAAACAATATGGTTCATCTTGGAGTGCCGTCTTTGATTCTAGTGATAGAGGACGGAAGGGATTCTGGGGTTCAGGAATTTTACACGATGTAGTAAATCCTTTTGTTCAAATTGGTCGTGGCGTTGGATATCAAACAGAAAGAGGTTTGAGAAATGCTGCAGCTGGAGTAGCAAATTTTGGAATAAATGCAGCAGCTGGAATAGCTGGAAGATCAGCAAACTATCACATGGAAGCATCAAAAAATTCATTATTTAAAAATAATCCATATAAAACAAAAAATGATAAAAATGGATTTAATGTAAAAAATTTTGCTGGAGATGTTGCTCTTGCAGGTCTTAATTTTGTTCCAATTAAATTAGGAAAATATTTGACTAAAATTCCAGTTGTCGGTCCAATGTTGGGTAAGGCTGGAACTGCCTTAAAAGATATATCAAAAAAGGGTTTAAGTTGGGCTGGAAAAGAATTACATTCGGCTGGTAAGGGATTATTTGAAAAATCTAAATGGTACTTAGGTGGTAAGAAATTATATCACGGCTCACCAGGCGATATTGCTTTAGGAGATACACTAAGATCTCGTAAAAGATTTGGTCCCTCTACTACAACCAGACCCGATATTGCAAAACAATACGCTGAGGGAAGGGGAATGTTTGGAGAAAAAGGAAAAGTTTATATTGTTAAAACTGCAGGAAATTTGTCTGGAAGTCAAGGAAAAACTAAATTATTTAGTAAAGATTGGTTAAGTAATCCAACAAGAGAAGTTAATTCAGATCAACCATTTACAGTTATTAAAGAATATGTTCCTTTATCAGAAAAACTTAAAAGTCTCGGTTTGCCTCAACTTAAAAATCTAACTAAAGACACATTTGCGACACTTTTATCTAGATTTTCATCTAAAAAACTTATAAAAGGTATAGAAGATTTGCAAAAAGATGCTTTAGGAATTGGACCAGCAAACAAAAAACTTGATTTAAAATCTAAAATTTTACATCTATATACTTTATTGCAATCAAGTATTCTTAAAAAATCAGCAGCTAAAAGATTAAATTTTGATGTAATTAAAGATTTAGAAAAAATGCTAAAAGACCCAATTAAATCCAATCCAAATATAATTGGTGGCGTTGATATAAAGTCTGGAATGTTGGGAATTGAAGATTTATTAAAAAAGACATCTACTCCAGAAGGGCTAGATCTGTTTAAAGTGATCTCCGAAAGGCTTAGCAGACACGATGATAATCTAAGACGCTTTGACCCAACCAGGAAAAATGGAGGATTTCCAGATTGGTATAACGGCGTTGCCAACCCAGCAAGGGGAGACCTGAATCATTTCCTTAGTTTGAGTAATTTTGGACAATTTAAACAAATTGGGAAAGAGATATTCCAAGCCCTTAAGATGAAGGGCATTAGATCAAATATTCGTGAAACATTCCTAAAAGGAAAATATAATTTGTTAGACTTATTGTTTAAACGACCAAAATATGAAGAAATTCCTTATACAACTAGAGAAGTTAATCCTAGAGACCCAGGTGATTACAGCATTAGCCTACATGAATATGTCCAAGAAATAAAAAAAGATTCAAAATTCAAAAATTTATTTTCTCATCTTTATACCGAGGATGGTGCACCAACACCAATTACAAAACTTTTTAGAGGTAGAGGTCTTTCTAAAGAACTTGATAATTTTGAAAGAAAAGATTTTTACGATATTAATAGATGGCGTAAGTGGCATGGAAAAGATTGGATGTCTGATGTAAATTTAATAAATAAAAAAGCAGAGTTATTTGAGGAAGAAAAATTGAAAGAAATGCCTAATGGCAGGGGGTATGTAGACTTAGAAACAGGTGCTAGATATTTCGCTGATGATCTTTTAACCCCTTATGATTACGCTACCTACATGAAAGAAAGGCTTTCAACTTTTAAAATATATTCTAAAATTACAACAGGAAAACCTAAGAATTTCTTTTCTGGATTAAAAGCTGGAATACAAAAATCATTGAGGTTTGACCCACTTGCCAAGCCAAAACTGAGAATGACAAGTCAGCAAGAGTATGAAGAATTTTTAAAAACAAAAATTGAAATTAATGACTATCGTTTGTTGGAAGATAAAATACAAAAAGGTAGGGCTGGAGAATTTCTAAAAAATTGGCTTGTTGAAAGAAATAAAAAAGATATAGAAAAAGATCCAACTCTGCTTGTAAAAAGATACAAGATGATGAACTCAAGGTCGGTTGAAGGATTTTTCTCGCCTACCCTTTGGGGAACATGGGATAACACAGCAACAAGAATGTCTTATTACGGAGATAATTTATTAACTCCTAGGGACATACCAACATATCTTAAAGAAAAATGGAAATTTTTTGCAACAGGATTATTCAAAAAAGCAGATGGCGGAAAAATATCTGGTCCAGGTGGACCAAAATCAGATATGATTCCTGCTATGCTTTCAAATGGAGAATATGTTATAAATGCAGAAGCAGTTAGCAGATATGGAACTGGATTTATGGATATGGTTAATGCAAAAAAGTTTGGAAGCGGTGGTCCAGTAATGAATGACTACATGAAGTCAGATATTGTACATCACCAGCCAATTGATGGGTGGAGATGGGACAAGAAAAAAAAGATGTATGTACTTCCAACAGTTGTTCCAAAATCAATTGCTGCAATAAACTCTATTAAACCAAAAAATCTTACTAGAATGTTTGATACTTCCGCCATGAATAAGTCAATAAGAGTTTCTGGGCAAACAGGGGCGGGAACTTTTAATAGCACCATTAATGATCATACAGTGTATAATATAACAGTGAACGCAAAAACTGGAGCAAATCCGCAAGATATTGCAAAGATGGTTATGGGAGAAATTCAAAAGACAAACAAGAGTATGGGAACAAGCAGAAGGCAGGGGGCTAGAATATAATGGCATATAGTGCATCAGCTGGAATTGCAGTAGCAACATCTGCAGCACCCACCATATTTTATCAACTAACAGATCATAACAGACAACCAATAACTATGGATTATGATGTATTAGAAAAAGTTGCTCGCATGGCAGATGGTACTATGAGAAAGTATGTAGTTTCTAGAAAAAGAAAAGTATCTGCAAACTGGCAGGACCTACCATCTGGAACTGGCAAGCCAGCAAATCCAGCAAACTCATCAACACTTAATTACGGATATACTTTCACTGTTGATGGAAATAAGGGTGGTGCATGGATTAAATCATTTTATGAGCAAAATATATTCAAACCAATTGTTGTTAGAGTTGTACACTCTCAGGATAGTGCTTCTATAAACTCTGACTCAGCATTTTATCCATCTCCAAATACTGCTGGTGAAACTTTTAATTGTTTTATAACAGGCTTTAAATATGATATAATTAAAAGATACGAATTGACAGATTTAGTCAATGTTAGCATAGAATTCACGGAGATTTAATGCTAGGTACAGCATCAACTCAGCAACTATTTGCATCGTCTACAGCAATTGCTTTAATCCCCCAAGTTTGGGCGGAATGGAATTACAATGCTCTTATTCAACCTTACACAACAACATCAAGTAGTGTTAGTGAAATTATTTCAGCAAATTCTGTAGCATTAAATACTCCATCATTTTGGACTGCATTAACAGATAACAACAAAATTAATGGAACCATTGCATATACATCATCCGCCTTTGGTATCAATTCCGTTGCTGACGCATCTGGAAAAGCTTTGTCATTTAAAATTTTAAGAAAAACAGCAACAGATTTTAATTGGAATCATAAAGGATTAATTTTTTCTACATTTTCTTCAAGCGCAATAGATCTTCCTAAAAATAATGGTTTTTATAAATTTGTTTTTTATGTAAAAAATGATGCAGTTAATTTTACAGATGGATACCCATCAACTATTAGTTCTAACGATGTAACAAAATCTGTAAGCTCAACTATTTCAACATCATCGTATTATTATCGTGTTGTTGGGGTGGGAGCAGATAATCAATCTCCAGGAATTGATTTAACCAATAATTCAGATAGAATATTTACTCAGCCAGATACAAATAATAATGCCAGCGTAACTCTTTCTTGGACGGCAGACCCCAAAGCTTTATCTTATAGAATTTATAGATCTACTAGTCCAAACTCCACTGAATATAGAACAGCAACTGCAAGTACAACTTATGTAGATGTTGTTAATTCTTGTATTTCTCAATCTTATGCCCCCTATTTAAATTCACATACAAGTATTGTTCCAAGAATTTCTGGAAAAGATTCAAGTAATAATGAAGTTGGAATATCTTATTTTAGTAAAAGTTCAGATACTTCTGTAGGAGATCTCTCTAACAGATCTAACTACATTGATGCTGTTCCAGATGTTTGGAAGAAAGTTGAATTATGGTTTACTGTTAATTTAAATACAGCAAGTGCTTTGTCTAAAGTTAATTTAAATTTTGACATAACTGCGGATTATGAAAATACTTCTGTTGCAGTAGATAATATTGCTTTGTATCAAGTATCAGAACATGACTACTACTTAAATGAATTTTATTCCACTAACTCCCCGTTTGAACCTTTAAGACCAGGAGAAGCATTTACCAATATTTTGATGCCATCTTCAGATAAAGTTATTCATGGATATAGTACATCTAACTCCAGTAAGCCCGCATCTTTTGGTGTCAAAAGCCCACAGATTATTATTGAAAAAGGATCAACAAATCCTTTTATTCAGATACTACCATCACAAGATGATAAGTTTACTTACTACATCTCTGACTCAAACGACAAAGCAATTCAAGCACAGTATGATAGATATATGTCTATCAATAAAATTGTTCTTAAATATAATACATCTTTTAATACAATATCTTCTGGGTCCGTACTTTTGTATACTGGACCTACAAATACTATAACTAAAATTTCATTGTCTTCTGGAGATTTTAATAGCAATGGTGTAACTGTTTTATATTACAATGGATCAAATTGGTCTACTACACCTTGGTCTTCTCCCCCACAACTAGATTCGTCTGGAGCATTACAAAATGTAGTTACTCAAGTTAGGGGAATTGGTTTTGTTGCTGGAACTATAACAAAACAAACAAAATACAATAAATTGTCAGATTCTGGAGATTTTTCAAAAGCTCACATTCTTGAGCTATCTCCTAGATTAGAATTAGATTTGTCCCCAGAATTAATATCTTATGATTGTAAAAAAGAACTTAGTTCTCCAACCACAGAAGGTTTTCCAATTTCTTATATTAATGCAAATAGTGGAAATCTAACTTTTTCAAATATTCCATTATATCAGTATGAGGGAGCATATGCTGCAACTGTATTTGAGAATAGATCAAAAAATGCAACATTTTACAATTTGTTAAGACAAGGAATTAAATTTAATTGTTTCTTAAAATCTCCAGATTTTCAAAAAGATTTAACAGAAAAAGTTCCGCAGTTTGTTTTGTATTCAGACTCATGGCAAATTAATGATATTGGTGAAGTTTCAGTTTCTTTGTACGATTACATGAAAGTATTTGCTCAGTCAGCAGAATCTCCAAGGTATGCTTGTGACAATAGCAATCTTTTTTCAATTATTACAACACTATTTGCAATATCTGGTTACAGCGACTATGATTATGATGGCTTGCTTAATATTTGTGCGGGATCTACTGAAACTTCATATTTTTGGTTTGACGAACAAAAAACTGTATTTGAAAATTTGCAAGAGTTACTCATAATTCATCAAATTGGAGCATTTATTGATGAGTATGGAATCATGAGATTTAAAAGTTTGTCTCAAATATTTAAACAAATAAATTCATCTAATTTCTATGCAGATTTTCCAGTAACAGATATTAATAAAACTGTTGAAGCATCAAATATTAATTATATTCCAAATTTAATACCAGACTCGTACAGCGAAACTGTATCTGAAAAGATTGGAAAAATTATTGCTAGGTATGCTCTTTCTTTAAGAAGTAACAGCATTGACAATTCTGGTAAATCGGGGGTATCAAGAGTTTCAGATACTACTACCGCAGCCTGGTATGAGATTGAAAATATTTCTTTACCAAGTTTTTATTTAGAAGAATCTTTATATTCAGGACAAAATTTTATGAAAGTTCCTGCTGGAGTTGTTAATGGAAAAAATGCAAGACACTCTTTGGGTAATTTTTCTGGAGAGCTTTTGATTGGAAAAGAAATTGTTTCTTATTCTGGAGTAGAGTATATATTTTCTAACGCAAATTCATCATCGCCAGTATATGTGGCTAGAAATGTTAAACAACAATCGGATATCAATGATGGTATTGCAGAAATAAATAGATTATCTCCTGATCAATTAGACAACAGGGTTGATTATCAACCAACAGGAAAAATTTTAAATGTTTCTCGTGGACTATACGGAACAAAAACAGAAGATCATTTAACAATAAAAACTAGAAATGAAATTGGAAAGTCGGCTGCAGCTCTTTTTAATACATATATATATAATGAAAAAGATGGAACAACAGCATCAGCACTAAAAGCACTGACTGCTACAAATACAGGATTATCACTAACATCTTCTAATAATAATCAAAGAGTTTTATTATCTCCAATTATTAAAGATGCAGATTATAATTTTTTTGCAATAGATTTTCAAGTACCAGTATCAGATATAACATCTGATTATGGTCAAAAAGCTGCTTTAGCTTGGGCGGGTAAAAATAAAAAGAGAAGAAGTCATGCAAAAGAAGTTTTACAAGATTCTAAACATTCTCAAGACCTTGAAGTTGGATTTTTCTTCAATTTAAATACTAATTCAACAAAAAACAAATCTAATTCTTCTAGCGCAACATATTTTATTGCTTTACAATTAAATAATACTTACAGTAAGAAAAAAGAATACACTTTGGCAATTTATAAACAATCTTCAACTACAAATCAATTGGTTCAAGTTGGAAAAACTAATGGTGCTGCTGCCAAAAATATTTCAATTCCAGCAATTTTTGATGGAAGAAATAATGAAACATCTAATACTGATACGGGATATCATAGGTTATCCATTTATGTTCAAGGTTCGTATTTAAAAATAGCAATAGATAATATTGAAGTTGCAACAGTTACAGGAACTTTTAATAATTTAGTTGGTTCTGAATTTGGTTTTTACATGAAGAATACCACATCCTTAAAACCAAAAGCTCATGTAAAAATTCAAGAAATATACGCAGATAAAGTTGTAGAAAATTTAGGTAAAAAAATTAGTGCATCGGAACTTGATATGACCCCAAGATATTATTTCTTAAGTAAAAAATATTTAAACAATATGATTAATAAAATTCCAATTAATTCAAATTCATTTTTATTTCAAGCAAGTCCTCAAGTTCGGGGAATAAAGAATTATAATGTTAAATTATCTGGAACTCCTATTTATTCAAACACCTCTGGCTTGCTTCCACATATTTATGGAGTGATTAATAGTGCTCAGGTTAGCAATGAAATTAGTGGAACACTAGGTCCAGTAATAAATAGTGATTTGCAATATTCAGATTTGTTTTGTGATCCATTTAATGCAAGATTTATTGTTGTAAATAATGCTAATGAATTAATTCCTTTAAGTGATAGCACTAACAGTGAAGTTATTCCATTAACTATCAATGCAAAAGTTTATCAAAAAACGTCAGAAAGAGTAATTGAAAGAATTGTTGATTCTAATCACTTAAATAATAGTAGAGAAATTCAAATTAAATGGGCTAATAATCAAAATCAAGTAGAGAAAATTTTAACTTTAATGGAAAAATCTTTAGATAGTTTTTATGCAACTATTAATTTATCTGTATTTTATAACCCACTTATTCAAGTTGGAGATTTTGCTCAAATTAGTTATTCTTTAAAAAGGATTGGATATGACCCAGGAGATCCTACCGTAACCCCAATAAAATGCTTGGTAACATCAGTTTCTCATAACTTTAGTTCAGGTTATTCAACTACAGATTTGATATTAAAGCCGATAATAATCTAAAAAATGGTATAATATATAGAATGGAGGATAAAAATGATTAATGAATTAAATGGATTTTTGCTGGAAAGTTCAGAAAAATTTGTCAATCCCGCATCAATTCCTTCTAAAAAAGTTATTACTATTTATAGGGATGACCCAAGAAACAATGCTGACTATATAGCAAATTCTAGTTTTGCAATTAATGTCTTAGATCAAGACAATCCTATAAATAACCTAGATGTAAAAACTTCTAGAGTATTAACTGGAGAAGCATCTAATCCAGAGCAGTATGTAGTAGAGAATACAAATCCAAATAGTTTTAACGTAGATAGATTAATTTCTGAATCAAAAACAGATACACCGTTAGGTTCTCCAGAAAATTTATATATTGGTCCAACATCTTGGCAATTAGAAGATTACTCATCTGCAGGAGATGGATCTATTAAATGGGTAGCATCACTATATTTTGATGATGTAGTCGGAGCATCTGAATATGAATACACACTGAATGCGAGCGCAAGTTGATAAAGGGAAAATACATAGTAAGGTCTGGAAATGAAATCCTAGCCGAAAAAGAGAACATGATTACTAGTAATGGAATTATTGCTATAAATTCATATCTTACAGATCAGATTGCTGATTGGGCGGGATCAATTGGATATGGCTGCGCATCAGCTCCAGCAACAACAGCATTAACAACAAGTCTTGGGTATGAGTTGGGAAAAGCTACTGTATTTAGTAAATATTATTCACCTACTGCTAGTCAACTTGTTGTAAAAGCAAGTATTGATAATAGTTTTTCTGGTTCAATTTTTGAACTTGGCGTATTTCCAACTAATCTTGTTAGCGCAAACAAAGATGCTTTTTCTTTTTCTAATTTTGATGAAACTGGATCTAGTGCTACAAATGCTTCTAGTTCATGGCTACAAGGCTCCTCACATCTAGATAGTAATACTTCTGCTTCACTTAGCAATAAATCTTTGGCAAGTGCTTCAAGTGTTTCTGTAAATACATCAAGCATTTTATCTATTTTTAATTTTGTAAAAGATCTTAGTGATTATACATCATCAGATTATTTACACCTTTTGTATTATGTATCAGGAGCTTTGGCTACTGCTCCAAATAGTCCAAGTGTAACTTTTACATTTTACGATAGTGCCTCTCAAATATGGTCTTCAAATTCAGCATCTTTGGACATAAGTTCTGCAGGATATAAAACTGCAAGTATTTCTATGGCAACTGCTACACAATATTGGAATGGTGTAACTCAAAATATTACAGCAAGTTTTGCCAACTCAGCTACTTCAAGTAACAAGTTAATAGTATTTGATGCATTAAGATTTAGAGATGGGTCAACAAATAAACCAATTGAAAATACACTTGTTAGTAGAACTACATATTCTAACCCAATTTTTACAACAACTTACGGACAGCCAATTCAAATTGAGTATTACTTAACGGTGTCATAATGGGTTTTATAAATTTAACGGGTCTTACTCCAGGAAAAACATACGATATTGTAGTAAGGGCAAAAAGCCCAGACGGTATTGTTTCTGTAAATTCTCTTGCTTATACCTTTACCGCACCATCCACCAACATAGATGGAACACAATTAGTTGCAACTAATCAATCTGTAGTAACTGCCCTTGCACCAAGTTCATCAAGTGTTACTGGTGGAGCATTAATTGCTGGAGGATTGGATGCAGGTGGTGCTGCTGCTGCAGGTGCATTAAATCTTGGAAGTGTTTGGAATGGTACAGCAAGTTCTATTGCTAAATTAACAGGCACAGCAAATACTGGGGCGGTAGTTATAAACAGCACTGGTATTCTAGGATATCAATTAACATCAACATCTTCGGGACAGGCTAACTTCTTTCTTGACACAGCATCAGGTAATGCTTACTTTAGAGGCACTATTTATGCAGCATCTGGACAAATTGGTGGGTTTAACATTGGTTCTACTAGTCTTTATAATACTGCTAGTGGCAATACAATATCTATGAACGCTGGTCTTACAGGAGAATATCCAAGTTTTAAGATTGTTGGAGCTTCATCTTCTTTGGTTATTTCTGGAGACGAATCTTATCCTCAAATTACATTTAATAATAATACTAGCACCATATACTCAAATTTACTAATTAAAGCAGGTGCAATCGCCTCTCCTGATTTTGGACCAACAGCATCAAATAATAGTCGTGGAGAAATTTTATTTTGGGGAGCTAATTCATCAAATCCAAATCAAGTTACTATTAGAAGAGTTGGTGAGGCGGGAAATGGTCCAGATGGAATTGCCTTTATAGATTTACAAACTAATGCAATACCTACAACTCCAGATGATATAAAAATTAATATTCAAGCTTCACAGGCATCAGTTACTGGTGCAACTATAGCCCCTGACGATAATGAAAAAGCTAGTATTGAGTTATACAAGTCTTTTGGAAACACATCTGCTTCATTATCTCCAGCATATTTGAAAATGAAAGTAAGTGAAACAGGCAATTCAAATACTATAACAATGTCTGCAAGTGAAACTTTTACAAATCAAGCTTTAAGAATCACTGGAGATTCAGGTACACAAAATAATTACTACTTAAGTGTAATTTCTTACGCAGCAGCATCTGCAACCGCATTTATTCAAACACCGTATTTTGGAAATAAGCCCGCATTAATTTTACAAGGTAGCAGTTTTCCAGGAAATCTATTAGAGTTTAAAGATAGTTCAGCATCACTATTATCTTATTTTAATAGATATGGTAAGTTTTTTGGTAGCCTTGAGATTGTTGATGGAACCTTAAATTCATCATCTGCAACATTTAATTTATTATCCACCCCAATAACTATAACTGCATTTGGTGGAGTAACAACACTTGATGTTGGTCCAATATCAGGTATTATTGGATCTAGAACACTTAATTTATTTACAAATTCAAATAATGTTGGTGGACAAAATACAATTAATATTGGAACATCTAGTGCAACACTAGGCTCAACCCCCCAAATAATAAACATTGGTAATGCTACTGGAACATATAATACTATTACAATTGGTGGCTCAACAGGTACTGCTCTAACCCTTAATGCAACAGCATCTGTAACTGGAAAAATTACTGCAGCATCATTTGTGGGTAATGGGGCGGGACTTACAGGAATTACTGCATCCGCCACAGGTTCAGTTACTATTGGTTCAACTACAATAGGTTTGGGTGGAACCTCAACATCCTTAACTGGTTTAACAAGTGTAGCAATATCAAATTCTAACTCTACTACAAGTCCATTTACAGTATCTACAGCAATTAACAATCAAAATTTAACTGGTAGGACAATATCTATTGCTACAACTGCTACATCTACGGATGCTACAACACCCATTGGTAGTAACATTAATATTAGCACAAATGCAATTACAACCGCCCTAACTACAGGTACTGCTACTGGCGGAAATATTATTATTCAAACTTCTGGTACAGGAGATAGTACCTCTCCAGGAAATATTACTTTGTCATCTGGCAATAACTTTACAATTACTGCTGCAGGATTTGCTGGAGCGATGAACAATTTTAATATTGGAGCAACTACACCAGGAACTGGAAACTTTACTGCATTAACTATAAGTGGATCTTCCGTAGCAACTCAGGCATATGCTAACAGTGCAAGCCTTAATGCATATAGTCAAGCATCTGCTTTTGCAGTAACACAATCAAATAGTGCATCATCCACTGCATACAATAATGCTTCTGCTTTTGCACTTACCGCTGCAAACTCTGCATCCCTTAATGCATATAATGCAGCTTCTGCATATACTGCAACGGGTGTACATAATAATCAAAGTGCATCTGTCAAATATGCAAGTTCGGCGGGATTCGTCTTGATATCTGGTCTTTCAGCTTCCACAATTACAATTGGTTCAACTATCATTGGTTTGGGAAATACATCAACAAGTTTATCTGGATTGAATAGTATTTCTGCAAGTACAATTTCTTTATCTAGTTCTATAACTGCTACATCTGCTTCAGTATCTGGAACAGTTACCGCAGCATCTTTTGTTGGAAGCGGGGCGGGACTTACAGGATTAATGGGAGCACTTGTATATTCTGCTTCATTTGCATCAGCATCAGCTATATCCTTCAATAATGTATTTAGTTCATCTTATACAAACTATAAAATTATTATAACTTTTAGCGCAATTACTTATACAGGATCAACATACACTCCAATAAAATTTGCTTTTAGGGCAGCAGGAGTTGACTCTTTGGGTGCTGGAACATACAATTCAGTGTATCAAGGATATTCATCTTTTGCTTTAGGATATAGCGCATCATCATTTTCTAGTAATTCTTTTATTTATGGTCCAGCAGTTGTTGTACTTAGTGTTGGACAAAATTTAGTTTTAGAAGCATATGGTCCCGCTACAACTACTACCCGAAAAGAAGTAGTTTCTCAAAGTTATCAAATGGGAAATCCAGGTGGAACATATACCCTTTCCCACACAGGATATAATACATCTGCAAGCGCATTTGATGGCTTTTCTTTATTATCAAGTTCTTCAAATAACAATTATACTGGAACTATTAAGATTTACGGATACAACAATTAATTGCATTTGTAATTAATAAATAGTACAATAAGTAAACAGACAACAAGGAGATATAAATGTCAGAACAACCAACTCAAGTAGATTTTAAGACACTAGAACTTCTAGTACAGGAACTACAAAACCGTATTGGTCAGATTACCAGTCAATATGAAACAAATCTTGCTATGCTTAAGGCACAAGCAACACAGGAAATTCAAGCTCGTGAACAGCGTATTCAAGAACTCCAGGGTGCATTGATCAATGCTCAAAAGGCAAAGGATTAATTATAGTCCCCGTGTACCTAGCGGTATGATTGCTCATACTGAAAAGGGGTATTTTTACATAAAAGGGGACAAGCGGTTTAAGTTTATTTCTGATAGAGCAAGATTATCTTGGAGCCTACATGAAGTTAATACAACAGAATCTGCTATGTCCGATGTAAAACTGTCGGGAATTGTTGGATTTAGAGATGGATCTTTAATCAGAGATATTTCAACAAATAAGTTGTATCTGATGGTAGATAACAAAAAGATGCTTATCGTTGACCCAGATGACTTAATTGCGCTGGGATTTAAAAAACATAATGCTATACTTGTTAGTAAGCGAGAAGCAGATTTTCAAAAAGATGGAGGAAATTTAAATGGCAGATAATATTTCTTTAACTGCTGCAGATATTAGTGGTTTACAAAGTACACAATATATTGCGCTTCATAGATTAGAAAACAATCAATTTCAATTTGGTGAAAAATCAGTAGTACCACTTATTGGAGATAATTCTACAGGAATTAAAATTTTTGCGTACTCTAAGACTGGAAATATTTCAACTGGTGCAGGAAAAGACAATCAATTTACTTTTGATTATTCCAACTTACACCTATCTGTTAATCCAGTAATTACAGCAACAATATCTGCAGAAAATGATATGTCTGCATATAATCCAAACATTACTGTTATTGGTGTATCAACATCTGGATGCACTGTTATTGTAAGTGCAAGCAAGATCCCGCCTGGAAATCCAAAACCAATACGAGTTAATCTAATTGCTATTGGATATGCCTAGTTATAAAGTTTTGAAATCTTGGGTCAAAAGAGACTCTATGATTTCAAGAGAAGGGTATATCTTAATTAAAATACCAGAACATCCCAAATCATTTAAAGGATGGTATTATGAGCATAGGCTAGTAATAGAAAAAAAGCTTGACAGAATCCTAGAAGTATGGGAAACTATACATCATATAAACGAAAATAAAACAGATAACAGAATAGAAAATCTATTCCTCTGTACCAGAGAGCAACACAACAAAGCTCACAAGTAGAAAGTAATAAAATGACAAACGATCTTAAGTGGATGATGGTAAGTGACGTACACTTTCCTCGCCATGACCCACGCAAAGTTGAGTTATTCCTAAAGGTAATGAAGTGGTGGAAACCAGATGCAGTAGACCTATTGGGAGATATTGATGATGCAGATTCTACAAGCCGTTGGGCTTCAGAGTACCCTGCTGAATTTACCATTCCTGTTAGTGATGGTGGAGTTCAGGGAACTAAAGAATTCCTTCATCAGATTAACAAGATTGTTCCAAAGGCAGATAAGCACTTCCATGATGGAAATCATGGGTGGACTCGTCATGGAGATTACCTCGCAAAGAAAGCACCAGCTTTCCTAGAATTTATTACTCCAGATTCCTTGTATGATTACAAGAACGCAGGATTTAATTGGCATGAGTATGACCAAGAGCCTGTGCATCGATTTGGAGATATGTATGCTCATCATGGAGAATCTATTTCTAAGCATGCAGGAGAGTCTGTTCGAAACGATGTAAATAACTGGGGTGTATCTCTAGTTCGTGGACATTCGCATAGAATGGGAACTTACTTCCAGACCTATAGTATTACTGGTCAGGAGTTGCGGGGATTTGAAATCGGACACCTTACTGATATTAGTAAGATGGATTACACTATCACAAAGAATTGGCAAGCAGGATTTGCAATTGGACATGTTGAAAATGGTAACTTCCCTCATATTCAACTAATTCAGATCACACCTGACTATACTTGCTATGTTGACGGAAAAAAGTTTTCCGTATAATTAATCTAAGGAGATTAAAATGAATCTAACAAATTCGCAGACAGTATCACTAACATTCCTAGCATTAGGAGTTTTGGTAACACTTCTAACATCTTTGGTAAAGACCCTAAGTTGGTCTCCAAAGACAACGCATACGCTTACAGCTATTTTAAGTTTAGTTGCGGGATATGTAAGTGCTTACTTCCAGAGAAATGGTACAACAGATCTTGAGGATGTTGCAAAGCACTTTGCATACATCTATACAACATCACAGTTTGTATACGCATATGCACTAAATAACACAGCCTTGAATAATTGGTTGCTTAAGTTTAACTTGGTTAATATAAAGAGTTAAATGTTTTGTAAGAACTGCACAGGCAGAGTATTTGTAGATAGAGTGTTTTCTCAGAAAATGCGTGTTGAATTATTTTGCCTTATGTGTGGTAAAAGATGGATAATTAAGAAGGATGAAGGTGCTTTAGGTCAATGGCTGTCGGAAAAAGAAAGAAGCCTGTCGAAAAAATCTTATATTTCTACTTAAACAATAATATCCATAAGGCACTTCATAGAAATCGTGCCGAAGACTTGTTGATTGCTTGGGATTATAGTAATGAAAAAAGAGTAGCATACTCTTTATCAGATGTAGCCAAAAATAAAAAGGGTGCATATACTATAACCCAAGCAGCCAAGTTGATAAATAGAAGTCCAGATACTATTAAAAGACACTGGCGATCTGGAGAAATTAGAAAACCCCAACAAGTTTACTCCCTTGATGAGAAAAGAACTCCAGGAAAATTTTATTTTAGTGAAGATGATATGCGGGAATTGCAAGATTTTTTCAAGACAGTTCACAGGGGTAGACCTAGAAAAGATGGAATGATTACACCTAGTAATATTCCTAGCAAAGCAGAATTAGAAGCATTGATGAGAAATGAAAAAGTTCTCTATGCTAAAAACGATAGCGGAGAATTTGTTCCTGTATGGAAAGCTCCAGAATGGTAGATTATGAGTATCGAAAATGATCCAAAGAAAATTCTAAAATCATCCTTAGAAGTTCTTCAAAAATCCTATAAGGTTGCAAAAAAGAAAGATGATTTAGAGAATATGCTTGCTATATCCGATAGACTTATGCTACTATATGAATTGCTATCAAATATAAAAGATAGCAAAAAGGGTAACTCCCTAGGATTTTTAAGAGATATGGCGGAAGATGAATAATACAAGTGTAAGAGTTAATTTAGAGTTTGTGAGAAATCTTGGCAACTATGAGAGCATTAGAATTTCTATTGGTGTAGAAGATGCTGTACGTCAAGGTGAAACAGTTAACGAAGCAACAGATCGTGTTTATGAGTTTGTAGAGACCAAACTTATTGAAAAATCAAATGAAGTAGAAGACGAACTTAAGGGTCATAAGAAATAATGACAAAGGAAGATGCTAAACTTGCTCATGCTTTGGTGAGCAAGTATGTTGCGTTATATCAGGATAAATATTCCAAAGCCCCACATATTAATCGTCACAGAGAAAAGTGGGCTATGCAGGATGTAATAGATAGCGTAGGCTATGATAGGTCAAAAGAACTACTTGACTATTACTTCAAAATCACAAAACCAGGTCATCCTTTAACTTGGTTTTTTTACAATTTTGACAAAATTGATGAGAAT